TTGTTATTACTATTTCATATTCTTCATTCGACTTATATTTGATGGTTAACCACTTTTTTAAATTTACAAAATTTTCTGCTGTATTTGTTGCATCATTATCTAATACTATGTAATTAGCTGTTTTTTCGTTTATATATCCTCTCATATTTGAAGCTTCAGTTATCTCGTTCTCTACACACCCTTTTACACCTCCTGATAAATACCATATATATGTATTTTCTAGACTTTTTGAATATTCTATTGCAAACAATACTCTATCCTTTTGGATTTCCATCATTTGATTTCCTAACACTACCATTACGCTCGTTAATGACACTGCATAATTTAAATATATTAAGTATAAAATTAATATTATCTTCAACATTTTTTGTTATTGATTATTTTCGTTCATTTATTTTTTATTCAATTTTTATTAACTTTATTTAGAGCAATGTTAATATTAGCAAATGATTTATTTTCGGAGCAAAAACATAAATCGTAGATTTGTTTCCTTAGTGTTTGTTTACAATATATTGCCATTTTGCAAAATAACAAGATGTAAAAAGCGGATCTCAACTTCCATGTTTTGCTTTTGAAAATAAATCATTTGAAAATATTATATATTTTCATCATTTAATAAAATTAATTTTTAAATTTAAGTTTACTACCGATTGTTTGTTTTTCTATTTTTTTGTCGAAAATAAAAATAGTATAATATTGTTCTATATCATCATAATGAATATCTATTATTTCAGCGTTATAATCTATTCCGGAGTTATCTTTGTATATAACTATTTGACCTTTTTTGAAATTAACTGTTTTACTAATTTTACTAACTAATTCATCTCCAGTATTTTTTTTAGTAAAATTTCTCATTAATATATTTAATAAGAAAAAAGATTAAACTTTTTGAACCTATTTATAAACTTTCAATCAAAAAATAATTAAATATTAAATAAATATTTAACAAAACATAAAAGCCAAATAGAATAAAAATAAATAATTATAAGTTGATTCAAATGAATCAAAATATCATCATATATAAATTTTTTTAGAAAAATAAAAAATTCTAATACTATTGTAAATATACCAAAAGTAACATTAAATAATAAAGGTAAAAATAATAATAAAGTAGTTATTCTAATATATTGTTTTTCATTATCTGTTATATCATTACTAAAAAATAATGTATTTGGATAAAATATAATACAATAAGATAAAATTATAGTTGGAACTATTGTTGCAAAAATTAATCTTGAAAATATAATTGATAAAATCATAATAAATGAATACTTTACTTCCATTAAAATAAATTTTCAATATTATTAAATTAACATTTTTTCAAACAATCTTCTGAATCAACTGATTCAACCAGAATTATATGGATTTGATATAAAGGTAGGAATACTATCTCCATAATAAATTGCATTATTGCAACCAAAAGATTCAACTTGCTTCAGTTGAATATACTCGGGAGTCAACAAAAGCATGTTATCAGTAGCTAGCTTTGACAAAGCATAAGAATTTGCATCGGCGTCAATTCTCTTCTTAGTAGCATCTGATTCAGCATTAATCTTAAGAATCTTAGATGCAGATTCAGCACTTTCTTCACTTTCTTTATTCTTTTCTTCAGCAACTTTACGATTCTTTTCAGCGTCAAGAAAATCAAGTTTGTTTTCAGTTTCTCTCTTTTTCAATTCTGTTTTCTGACGATATTCTTCTGCCAAAGTAGCAGATTTTTGAGCAGCAATTTCTTGATAATTCTTTTCAACTTCATCTGATAGCTTTGGAATTTCAACAAAAACTTTTAGAATGTCAAGTCCAGTAGATGAATCATTTGAAACAGAATTCATTTCAGGTCTAGATTTTTGGAAGTCAGTTAGATGACTCATAATCATCTCATTGAGATCCTTATAATTGTCTGATCTCAATTCTTCACCAGTATAATCAGAACAAACTTCCTTTAGAAAATTAATAACTGGATCATAAATAATTGCTCTATCATAAGGAACAGAAGGTTTACAATAAAACTTCTCAAATACAGATAGAACACCGTACACTTTATCCTTAGGAAGTCTGTTCCAAACCTTTACTGAAGGAAAAATAGCTTTTTGTTTATCCTTAGTTACACAGTGTATATCATTAATCTCATCCATTTGAGAAGTTACATCAACAAGTTGGTAATCTGTAGTAAGAGGGTTATAGAACTTCAATCCACCTGGTTCTGACACTTCCTGTTGCATTACCCTCCAATTATACCAAACAATCACATTTCCTGTAGGAACACTCAAATACATAGAGTTAACCTTACCCAACACGTTCAACACGCACATTATTATAAATATTATTTTCATCATTTTATAAATTTTCTTAACATCATTATTAGAATTATTTTTTCAATTTTTATTTATAATCTCTTATTACTAAAATCAAATTATCTAATGATATAAGTAGTTTTTATTAAATTAAATATATCCAATAAATGGTAAATTTCTATATCTATCTGCAGCATCCATCCTATAATTTAACTTCAACATAAACTACATTTTGTTTTATACTATGAAAATCTAAATATTGATTTCCATAATCTTCATATCCATCATCATATAAGTTTCCATCAATTGAAAACCAAATATCAATGTTAACTAATTTGTTTCTGGTAATAGTTGGGTCTGTAACTATATTACAATTTATATTATTTTCATCACACCAAGATTTAATTACTTTTGCATGTTTCCAACCAAGAGTTTGATATTTAACATTACCCTTACGTTTGCTTGTCCGAATCTGATTTATAATTTGCTCAGTCATTTTTTTGTATTTTTTAGTTGCTCCCTCAACCATTCTCTCAAGAGTTACGTCTGGGAGTGCGCTTACGTCATCATCCTTTTTAATTTCTACACCTTGAAACTGTCCTCTATTAATTTTTCTTGTTGGTTTTAAAATCGTATCATTTTTATCGAAAATTCCACTATCAGTAATTTGACAATGTCTTTCGATATTTTCAAAATATATGTTATCCATTTTAGTATATAATACTATGATATTTTAAGTATTTTATTTCAATTTTTAAATAGAACTATTTCTTAAAGAAAAGTCGGCGTTTTAAATGTTCAATCTGATTTTCAATCAATATGTTGCTGTGCAACATCAAAGGTGTAAAAATTGAATAAATAATAAAATATATATGATAACCAATAAATTATGATTGAATTTTCATTAAATTGGATAAAAGAAATAATATCAACAATAAATTTATTTTTTATTAATTATTCATTAGTAAATAAAATAGATAATACTAATAATAATATTTTGGAATTTCCAATAAATTATATAATAAAAAAAGAAGAAATATATAAAATACCACTTAATAATAAACTACTTCAAGATATATTAATGTTTATATCAAATAATCATATTATTAATAGTGGAATATTAATATCGTTATCAGGAGGCGTTGATTCAATGGTTCTATTAAGATTACTAATAGAAGCAAGAAATTATAGAGACTTTGAAATTTTTGCTATAATGATAAACTATAACTTAAGAGATGAAAGTGTATTAGAAGCTAAATTTTTAGAAAAATATTGTTCATTAAATAATGTAAATCTAACAACTATTCATATTGAGAATGCTCCTAAAGATAGGAAAGAAATCGGATCAAGTAAAAGGAAGATATTTGAAGAAGAAACAAAAGACATAAGATATAATTCTTATCAAAAAATAATAATAGAACATGAATTAAAAGGAGTTGTTCTAGGACATCATAAAGATGATATTATTGAAAATATTTTTACTAATCTATTGAAAGGTCATAATATATTAGACCTTGAGGTGATGAAGGAGACAAGTAATAAGAAAAAAGTAAATATATTTAGACCATTACTAAAATATTATAAATCGTCTATATATGAATTAGCATACGAATTTGATGTTCCCTATTTTAAAGATACTACACCAGAATGGTCTAGAAGAGGTCAGATGAGAAATACAATTTTTCCTTTGTTAAACAATATATTTGGTGAATCCTGGAAACATAAATTAAAAGAAATAGGTAATCAATCTAATCTATTACATGATACTGTAAGTAAACATTTAATAGATCCATGGATTAACTTGGTTAACTTTACTACTACAAGTAGTGGTAATAAAAACTTTATATTTGGAGTTCCTATTAGATATACCAACGACATATGTTTATGGTATTATATATTTCCAAAATTATTCTATATGAGTGGTTATAACACAATAAAGAAAAAATCAATAGAAAGATTGTTTTCTCTTGCAAATAGTAAAAATAATAATAATAAAATGATTTCACTTGATTCTGGATTTAATGCTTCTAAAATAGAAGAAACAATATATATACATAAAAGTTAAGAAAGAAATTCTTCAACAATCTCTGTATCATAAACAACAAATTAATGTTGAATACAATAAATTTATTTTATAGATATAGTTAATGTTGGATATTTTCTTAAAACTAAAAGCAGAATCATTTAAAAAATGTACTAATTTTATATTAGATCCATCTATTAACTTTATTAATAATAATTTTAATGAACACCCAAAAAAAGTCTGTATGGATTATGTAACACATATGAGATTTTCACTAAACTTGAGCTATAATTTATTTATCGCATCAGGAAAAGCATTTATTCATGCTTTAATTCCATCTTGTTATATTACTTCTTCGTCAGATTTTTCAGAATTTTTTAAAAATGAATTAGAAAGCAATGGTTGTAATAAAAAACAAATATAAAATAAACTATTATTTTCAACCGAATTATAAGTTATTTCTTTTATTTAATTAATAACAACTTTATATTTATTTGATTTATATAATGATTCCTTAATTTTTTGAGTGAATTTAGAAGTATATAATGCTACAATACATACTTTACAACCACACTTTTTCCATTTTTCTGATAATTTACTCATAATATATAACTTAGATTACTCTATTCTTAAATAATAAATCAATTTTTTAAAATCCAATTTCATCATCACTTGAATCTGAGTTATAACTACTTTTAGATCTGCGCCGGTTAGAATTTATCATTAAACAATTCATATTATCAAGTAAATGATTAACGATGTATTTATTATTATTTTTTTTAAAATTGTTTTTTGATTTTTTAATTATCTTCATTTTTTTATAATTCAGTTTTCTTATATCAGAGTTTATATTTTCTAATAATTTCCTTTTTTTTAAAATTTTATAATCAATTTTTGATAACTCATTAGAATTAAAATTGGTATAGTTGTTAAGATGGTCCATAATATAGAATTAGATTTGAAGAAAATAACTAAATATCAATTTTTAATTTTATAAATTCTTATTAAAGACATAATTATATAGTGATATAATAAATGACGGACTTATCACCAGAAGAAGTTGCATTAACATTAACTAATAATACTTATAGTGTTGAAATTAACAATGAACTTGTTGATATTAATGATTTGATTAATAAATTTATTGTATCATTAAAAAATATTGGAATAAATAATGATACTAAAATTACAGTTGCAAAATGCATTAGAATAAATGGAGAAATAGGTAAAATAATAAAAGAATCAAAGACAATTTATAATAAAATACATAATTTAGAATCAACTGAAAAAGCTAGTATAATAATAAGAATATTAATTGCATCATTAAATAGTGAACAGATGAAAGAAATTTTAAATGAAGATCAAATTAAAAAAATAGAAGAATTTTCAAATGATTCTGAAACTGTAGAAACTGTAATTGCATTAGTAGATTGGGTATCTGATGTTGTTTTAGATACAATTGATCTAGACAATGATGGATTTATCACTGAAGAAGAATTAGACGTATGTGTAACTAAATATTGTTTATGTAAGGGACATTGTGGTCAAGATTCTGAAGGATGTAGTTGCTATCAAACAAATGGATGTTGTCATTGTTATCAATCACTAGTTAAAAGTTTTTCATCGTGTTGGTCAACGTTTTTCCTAAAATGTTTATGTTGTGCTGGAAATAAAAAAAAAGTAGAAATAGATTGAAAATATTGATTTAGTTTTTAACAATTTTGTATTTAAAATGTCATATAAAAATGAAGAGATTTCAATAAATTATTCTATAAGTATATGATCGAAAACGATATTATATATATATAATATTATATATATAATATTATGAATTCTTATCAAAAATATTTAAAATACAAAAAAAAGTATATAGAATTAAAAAATTTGATTGGTGGAAACAATTTAGAAATAATGCCTCAATTATGTTTAGGAACATCAAATTGGACAAACAAAGATGAATTAAAATATGTTATTAAACAGGCTATTAAAGTTGGATACAGGCATTTTGATGGAGCAATTATTTATGCCAATCAATCGTTATATAAAGCTGATTCAGATGAATACTATGAAGGTTTTAAATCTGGAATTTTAGAAGGATTACAAGAAACTGGTATTAGTAGAGAAGATATATGGATAACTTTTAAAAGTCCTTCACCTGATGAGATAGATGTAATAAAAACAAAATTATCAGAATTAAAATATATTGATTTATGGCTTTATCATCTTACTAGAAATGATAATAATAAAAAGGTAGAACCTTATTTAACTTCTGGATTTATATTAAATTGGGGTACTTCTAATGAATATCATTTGAATGATTACAGTGATGAAATATTATCAAAAAATTTACATACAAATCAAATTCAAGCTAGACCTGATTCTAAAACTAAAACTTTAATTGAATATTTAAATAAATTAGATATAAATGTAATGTTATTTTCTCCAATATCTGCTATAAATGAAGATACATTGATTGACATTAAATACGGAAAGAATCCTCATATATTAAATAGTATAATCAAATATTATTTACATGAATATGTATATGACAAAAAAAATGTATTAATGATAGGATCGATTTCCGGAAGTAGTTTAGAAGAAAATTTTAGATTATTTACAAGTAAAGAAGTAATATCAGAAGAAGAAAATGTATGGTTACAAGATAATTATTTAACTTGGGAATTAAGGGATATGTAATAGTTGGATAAGGATCATGATTATGATTAATAGAAAACAAAATTTTTAATTTTTTTTAAATAAATTTTTATTCCTTCATAATTATCAGATTAATCAAAAATATCAGTAATATTATCAAAACCATATAAAATTAGTGTATGTACATTTCTTATTGTACATACACCAATGATATTTTTACAATAACTTAAATCTAATATGTACATTTCCCAATGCACTTACATCTATGAT